TGCTGTGCTTGTTGCTGCCGTTGTCGCCTGTCGTTGCGTGCGCTTGCTTGTTGTTACTTGTGCATTGCTATGCGTGTATGCGCATGACGTGCTTGTGATGCTTGCTGCTGCTGTCATTGCAATGCAGCGCACCGCACCGCTTGACATAGCCGTTGCACGTCCCTACGTTGCGGTTGTCGGCGCGGTTCGCTTCGCTGGCACCGCTCTTTGACAACCGCATCACGTGACGTATGGCAGCGCATCCCGCGTTGTCACGTCACGCGGTGCATGCATCGGAAGGATGTAGAGTGATGACGAACAAGACGAATGATCCCGTCAACGTGCTCTTGAACGCGGGACGGGATGCGTTGAACGCCGCCGATGCGGCGGAAGGCAAGGCGGCGCGCATCGCGCACCATGTGGCAATGCTGCTTGGCAACGAAGAGCGTTTTGGCGCTCCCGTGGTGGCCATGCTGCAATGGGCGAAGTCTGAGGAAGCCACAAAGAGTATCCGTGAACGCATCTTGATGCTTGCGGAGTGTGACGCGGACGGTATCCGTTCCGCTGTGGAAGTTTGTAAGACGGCGCTACAAGCTGCCAAGGTGCGGGATGAACGGCGCGCGCTTGCTGCAATGTTCACGAAGGCGGTTAGCCTCTTAGGCGCATTCGCGGTGCTGCAAGACAAGCACGGCTTCGCGGCAACGTGGCGCGATGATGCGTGGCGCTTGCCGGTCGTGTGGTTCCTGCCGGAAAACATGGAGGCGGTGCCGAACAGGCAAGGCACCATGCCGCACGTCACGTTTGTTCGCACAAAGGGCGCGTTGCACGTTGCGGCGCGCAAGGCGGACGATGATGATGATGCGGAAATGGAGATGGTCCGCATCTCGCCGACCATGCAGGCCTGCATCGAAGCTGCCAACAAGGTGCTTGGGCGCACGTCTCAGCGTGCGGCGCGGCAACCGGGCAGCAGCACGGATGCAAACGGCGGCAATGCCGGGCAGCAGCAGGGCAGCACGGAAGCCGGTCAGCAGCGGCAGCAGGGCAACGCTTCGCCCGGCAACCGCCCGCCTTTGTTCAGCGATGCGGCGGACGTGGTGAGCGTGGCGGCTGGCAAGGATGACTACAAGCACAAGCCGACTGGCAAGGATGCGGAAGCGTGGCAGACGTTGCTTGACAGCATCGCCACGAACATGCATCTTCGCGCCATGATGGTGCGGGCCATCTCCCGCGCCAACAAGGCGGATGGCGATGCGGCGGAAGCCAACGCCAAGCGTGCGACGCCGTGACAACCGGGGCGGGGTGCGAAAGCATCCCGCCCTTTCTTTTTGTCCGCAGTGTTGCGCATTGCAATGACAGCCGCATCTTGCACATGCGTTTGACATAACACTGCACACGTGCCATGCTTCTAATCGCAGCGAAGGAGGCTGCATTGCAATGACGAACACCGCACACATGTCGTTCGCGGAGTGCTGCGACACCATCATCCGGCATTCCAATGAGCGTGCGCTCAACTACGCCGTCAACTACGCCAAGGCCGGTCGCCACATGACTGGCGATGAGGCGCGAGTGCAGGCGCTCTACATCCTCAACAACATGACGCATTGGCGTGGCGACACCGCCAAGCGTGTGCGTGAGGCGCTGAAGATCATCGGCAAGGAGCGCAAGGCCGCGTAGCTAGGCGCAGCAAACAAGCAAGCAGGGGCGGCACGGGGAAACCCTTGCCGCCCTTCGCTTTTCTGCCACCCGCTGCTTGACATACGGGCATGAAGGGCCGAGTCAAGTGGTATCCGCAACACTCCGTATTACAATGGAGCACACCACGCATGACCACACTTGTTGGACACCAAGTTGTCCTCGCATCGTGGATGGCGCTGCGTTCATCCATTTACCTACACCTTGCCGTGCCTAGCTTCAACCGCCGCAACGTCCTAGCCGCAGCACGTAGCCGTGGCTTCACCGGACGCACACTGGAACAGGCCCGCGTGTGGGTAGATGAACAGTGTGACGCGCTAGGATTGGCGCGGGATGCTGGACTTCCGGCGCGCCATGCGCGGGGTGAAGCGCCGGAAGCCTAACGCTAACAAGCAAGCGACACTCACGCACACGATTAAAGAAAGGAACGCACACATGCACACGAAGAAGTGGATGATCCAACCGCAAGACAGTGGCAAGATGTTCCAATACGACACACGCGCAGTCGCACGTGCTGCGGCCAAGCACAAGAGCCGCTTCGATGACTGCGCGTATTGTGTGTTCAAGCGCATTGCAATGCCGGATGGCAGCATACAGTGGCAGCATGTGGAGACACATGACTTCCACAAAACAGTGCGCGCGGCCTTCGCGTGGGGCTAGTTGACACAGCCTTCGGCCCGTGGTATAACACAACTGTTCACACGGCATGGTGCTTTGCAAACAGCACAACAGCGCATTGCAATATGCTGTAGCCAACAACAACAAGCGGAAGAAGGTGTAGAGCTCATGCCTTGTGTCACCATTACATTGACGGTCACTGGACCAGACGGCACGTTCTGCCAAGCGACACACAGCTTCGGCGGGCCGAACAAGTCAGAAGTGTATATGCTTCTGGCAACTACGATCCGCGCATTCGCGGACAAGCATGGCGTTCATCCTGATGCCGTGCAACAGTCATCTGTGTGGAGGGACTAGACACAATGGCGTCACTGTTCGAGCAACGGCACTTCGAGGCCACTGCCGACATGTTCAAGCGGCTGCTTGACACAGCAGCCGACGAAGCTGTGATGACTGGCATCGAGCTAACACTCGTTGCCAGCATCCGCATGTTCCGTGCAGCCAACTACAAGTTTAGGACGCTCTACTTCCTGAACAAGTGTGGCTACACCGATGACGCCGCACGCAGGATGCTTGAGCGTCATGGCTATCAATACAATAGCTGACTTCCCCATCCAGCCGACCAAGCATCTGCATGTGCGACGTGTAGATGACGGTTGGCTTGTGTGGCTGCACGGCACACCACACACCAAGCATCACACGTATCTGTATCTCTATGACACAGGGCAGATAGACCGTGTGACGGAGAGCGCAGACGGCGACATTGCAATCCTGCGTGTGCAAGGCGCTGCACACAAAACAACAGAAAAGGACACATGATCATGGCAAGCATCTATATCTACCAAGCCGACGTGTATTGCAGTCTGTGCACGAGAGGTATATGCGACTCTCTGCCACTGCCAGAAGGCTACGACCCTGACAACGAAAGCTCTTGGAATAGTGATGACTATCCCAAGGGGCCGTATCCGCAAGAGCAAGATGAACACTGCGCTGCATGTGGCCAAAGCTTGCCACACGACGATGGTTGACACAACACACACATTGTGCTAGTATAATCTCGCAGCACGGGATTGGCCCACGCTGCATCATGGAAGGACCGATGACAATGGACGACTACTACAAGCAGATGGGCGCTGACGACGCCAACCTCGCCGTCGAACACAGCATCCGTGCGCATTGCAATGATGTGCGCAAGCGCATCGAGGCGGTGCTGGAACAGAACGGCGACAACTACCCGTCCATCACCATCGAATACGATGCTGCGGATGGCGGCAAGTGGCGCATCTACGCCTACCACAAGCGCATCGGCACGGACCTCAAGGGCGCGGAGTTGCATCTGCTGGCCGATGCGTGGATCAACACCTTCCGCCAGCAGCACAACATCGCTGTGTTGCGGTCCATGATCGCGGATGGCACCGGCAACGCGGACCTGGGTTGACATACCCCCGCACCTGTGCTACTATAATGGTGTTGGCGGCGTGGTTAGCCGCGCGGGATTAAAGTGGGGCAGCAGTAGTGCAAGCACATGCTGCGAGGGGTTGTAGCCACCCACGCCACCCGCCAACACCAGCCTAGGTCATTGCAGTGGCAGATTACGGGCGTCTGCGGCGTATGTTTCGTCAGCGTAGAAGAGTTCCTGACGGCCAAGCGTGAGGATGTGTCCTCATCACTGCAATAACACTGCCGGGTTAGCACAGCGGTAGTGCAGCGTATTTGTAATACGAAGGTCGCAGGTTCAAGTCCTGCACCCGGCACCAGCTTTGCTTGGGGGTATCATACGTCTGGCTAACGTATGAGAGGGAGGCATGATTTAGCCACATGCCTTGTCGTTGTTGATGACGAACCCCAAGCAGAGGCATCACGCAACAACGGAGCAATACAATGTCCAAGTCCGCACGAGGCACTGCCTCACGCACCGACGACGACACGCCGATCACCGCCGAAGTGCCGCTCAAGATCAGCGAATGCGTCCAGCGCATCGGCACGGCAGTTGGTGTTCGACTGCCGATCCCCAATGACGAAGATGCGGCGCATGCGCAGGAGCTATACGTCGCCAAAGCTGTGCGCGACGCAGCCGAGGAACGCTACCAACGCGCACGTGGGGAAGTGCTGCTGAACATGAAGGTGCCCAACGTCAAGGGCAAGCACATCGTGCATGACAGCAGCACTGCAATCGTCACGGCTGACAACCGCAGCAACCCACGTCGGCTGTCAGAGGAAGCTGTGCTCAACCTGCTCGTCAAGTTGACGAAGCTCTCTGTCGAAGAGGCCAAGCAGCGCATTGACGAGTGCAAGCTTGGTGGCGACGGCTTCCAGACGCATTTCAGTGTGGTGCTCAAGTAGCATTACACTGACCGACTATCCGCGGTGACGTCCTCCTTCCAACGGTATCCAGATACGTGCGCAGCGCACCTGCTGCGCACTGCTCTCTTGTTGTGGACTAGCACCGCGCAGCAAGGGAGCGCCATTGCAATGTGGGTTCTGCTGATATACTGCTTCGCTTGCAATAGCGAGCCAAGTGTCATACACTTCCTCAATCCGGCAGCTTGTGAACGAGCAGCCGAGCGTATCCAACCTGTGTTGGATAGCGCGCACCATATGCTGTGCGTGCCTCTTGCGCGGCCAGAGGAGTGGATATACCGTGACACACGTGTATTGCATTCGACGCGAAGGCCCCAAGGCAGTTTACCAGCACGACAAAGCTCTCGTCCTGTGCGAACACGTCCGCACCGTTGAGCCGTGGGACGTGTTCACGCAGCAACGCACCAAGGTCAAGGTGACAGAGCTTGATGCGAGTGGCCGGCTCACCGGCCGCAGCGTCACACTGCCTACTTCGTCATACGACGAAGCTGCGCTCTACGCGCTACAGGCAGGTGATGCGCGTGTGGTTCACAACTGCTAGGGGGATTGGATTACAATGACGATGCGTAAGGATGAAGCGGTGGACATTGCATACACCGCCAAGGACATGACGCTTGAGCAACTGCTCGAAGCGTATGAGCGTTTCCACGCCATCGTGGAGAACACACCGGCTTGGATGCCGGAGCCTAGTGACGCATTCACAGGCAAGAGTCATGCTTTCCAGCGTGGACTGCATGGCTGCATCGGCCTGGCAACGGAAGCTGCTGAGTTGCTTGATGCTTACAAGAAGGAACTGTATGGCAAGAACAAGCCCATTCGACCGGACAACATCCGTGAAGAGTGCGGTGATGCGTTCTTCTATCTGTTCCTCATCATGTCCGCCTACGGGCTGAACCTGCGCGCAATCCTCCAAGACAATGTAGTGAAGCTTGCGAACCGCTACATCGAACGGTTCGAGACATGAGTGACGCACCCTTATGGGTGACGAACGTGCATGGAGACTGGGCAGACAAGACGCTGCGCATGTATGCGAAGTCTTGGCCTGAATATGAGTTTACCAAAGGCAAGCCCAACAGCACGTTCCTGTTCACAGCAGAGCAGCTAGAAGCCAACGGTGTGGTTGGCTTGTATGGACAACGCAAACAGCATGGGTAGCGTAGTGCATTTGAACATCAAACCCAAGACCCTGACTGGTTCTAAGCGTAACGTGCGCTGGACCATCACATACATCCCTGCGGATCGTGCATGGTCTTGGCATGTGGAGGTTCACACCAAGCCTCAAGTGTTCAGTGGCACTAAGCCCACGCTCGCAGAGGCCAAGCAGGAGGTAGAGCAATACGTGCAGATGATGACGGAGTAAGGGGTGACACTCCGTTCCACAGGCGCTTGTTCATTGAAATGACGCCAGAGGAACAAGAGGCATTCCTTGACGGTGTGCGGCGTAGGCGACTAGCTTCCGTCGAAGCACACAAAGCAGCAACCGCGTTGAAACAGAAGGCACAGGACGAGCGCACTGCGGCGAAGATTGACAAGGAAAGTGCTATGATGGAGAAAGAGCTAGCTGCTCTTGACAAGGCACTGGACAAGGTTGAGAAGCGTGCAGCTACGTTGGCAGCCCTGCGTCTTATAGTGGAGAATAGGCAGTGAGTGAAGAACAAGATAGCAAGACCCAAGCAGACATGACCCTGCTCAAGCAGCGGTTCGCTGCGCAAATGCAGGATGTAGCTCACGCACAGCAGTTTGCTGCGCAGACGCTGCATCACATGACGCAAGGTGAACACGCAGAAGAGTATCAGAACCAGAGTGAGAAAGTAACACGGCAGATCGTGGACCTGCTGACTGACGGCACCATGTCACGTGTCACCATCGTCTCCACAATGGCATCTGTCATTGCGTCTATCTGCAATGGCATCAACGAAGAGGACACACAAGCGGGCCGTGGCATTGCCATCCCCGAGGACGTGTTCGTGATGGGCATTGGGATGATGGCACAGCACATGCTGCGTTGTCATCGCGCATCGCTGCAAGTGCTGGACGAAGCGGTGGATACAACCAATGCCAACTGATCGTGATATCCGCGAGCTACGCGGTGACATTGATCCGAGGCTTGGCAAAATCCTCATTGGCATGAATGGGGATATCCATGCGCTACGGCAGATGATCCGGCAGCTTGCTTCCATGTTCGACCACATGGCTAGCATGATGCAGATACACAGCACTGCGCTAGCGAAGATGAAGGAGAACGAGGACTACGCACAGCGGCTCAAGGCGATGGGCATGGAAGTGTCTAGCGATCCATCCGTCACTGGCGAGATTGACGAGCCATGAAGTGGACCCGTGTGGACATGCGTCTTGCTAACGCAGAGGACGCAGCACTTCCTACGTTCGACTACACCAAGCTATCCGCCATCAACATGTGTCCTACATGGGGCATCATGCGCTACACCATGCACAAGGCAATGCCGGGTGGTGGACGTAGTATGGCGCTGGAAGCGGGTAGTGCAATGCATGAGTGCTTTGCGCTAGTCCGCCTCATCCAGCTTGGCTTGGCGCAGAACATGCGTGACCACATGCGCTACCACGGCGCGCGTCTGTTTGGCGACGCGCGGTGGCAGAGCATCATCACGGGCTGGAATGAGGCTGACGCCAGCATTACAATGCGCAACTGCGCGCTAGAATGCTTCGCTACCAGCGGCTTCACTGACGACCCGTATGACAAGCGGCGCACGTATGTCAACTTGGAGACTGCGCTCATGTATTACGTGCAGCGTTGGGACAGCGCACGTTACCCTGTGTGGGTGCGTGACGCTGCGGACCCCACCGCTGACGTAGGCATTGAGATACCGTTCGCCATCCACATGCAGCCACACCACGACAACGTGCGCCTTGCTCCGTTCCTTTACACTGGCCGCGTTGACGGGCTGCATCATACAAGGGCTGGCGAGCCTACGCTGCTGATCCAAGAGAACAAGACTGCATCGCGTCTAGACGAGGCTTGGCGCATGTCATTCGACATGTCGCATCAAGTCACCGGCTACACCGTTGCAGCTTCACTGTTCGCTGGCGAGAACATCACACGTGGCCTTGTGCTTGGGCTGGCAATCCCGCTGCCCAAGTATGCCACAGATGGGCTTGTCATCGAAGCAGTCAACAGGCCCGACTACATGAAGGCCCGTTGGCTGCAATGGGTAGAATACACTAAGGGCATTCACGACGCACACAAGGGAGATATCCTCAACGCACCAAGGCACACGCATAGCTGCAACCGCTACTTCCGGCCATGCTCCATGATCCCCTTCTGTGCGTCAGATACTGACGAACAGAAGGATATGCTGACACAGATGGTCACGGAAGAATGGTCCCCCCTACACGAGAAGCAAGGAGACTGATTACAATGAACAACGCCGAACAGACTGCCGCCATCAAGGAAGTGCAGGACAGCATCGATCAGATGCGTGCCGAGCTTGACACGCTGACCATCCGCATGGACAACGTGATTAAGCGCATCGCTCCGTTCGCGCCGCTGCTGCCGGGTGAGGAACCTGTCGCCGAGCGTGTGAACCAGGAGTTGACGACGGACGAAGGGGAAGAGTGATGCGCTATCTCGCAGCAGATGGGCGTCTCTACATGGACGAGGCTTACGCCATGCGCACATGGCTGCGAGAGGTTGCCCGAATGCGTCAGCGTGTGAACCTGACAGTGCAGACTGTTGACGAACACGGCAACGCATTCGCGCAACGCTTCGATCCACAGCAGAAGGCTATTGTGCCAGAGAAGACTACGACATGAAACTTGGAAGCGTTGAAGTCCAGTCAACTGTTGCCCGTCAAGAGCTACTGACGATGCTGCTTTGGGGCAAGCCCGGCTGCGGCAAGACAGTGCTTGCATCTACTGCACCAGGGCGCAAGCTCTGGCTACAGTTTGACCCTGCGGGCACTGCATCGCTGCGGCGTAGTGAGGATATCTTCGTCGCTGACTTCTCTGCTTACAAGTCTGCACAGCTTGCAGCCTTCAAGCAGGGTGGCGTGATGGAGAGTGACTTGCTCAAGCTTGTGCAGTCTGGCAACTTTGGCACAGTCGTTGTTGACAGCTTGACCAGCTTCGGCCAGATGGCATTGCAATACGGCATCACATCTGGCAAGGCCAACGTGGGCAAGTTTGTCGCCAGCATCGAGGCACCAGGGCAGACAGGCTACGGTGTGCGTAGTGCTATGCTGCTGGACTTCGTTACTATGGTCATGCGTGTGTGTGCAGACAGTAAAGCACACTGTGTGCTGACTGCGCATGACCAAGAGAGCTTTGACGATGATGGGCGCGTCAATGAAATAACGCTGAACCTAGGTGGTCAGGGCAAGAACCTTGTGCCAGCAAAGATCAGCGAGATTTGGCACATCGAGGACACAGGTAAGGAACGTCGTGTGTATGTTCGTGCGCATGGCATCAAGCGTCCTATGCGCACACGCATGTTCACAGCACCTGACAACGTGACCAGCTTTGTGCTGCCCTACAACCAAGACAAGGAGAGTGGTGATGGCATCACGCAGTGGTATGAAGCGTGGCAATCAGCGGGCTTCAACAAAGTCCCGCTACCGAAGTGAACACGCCACGGTGACATGCAGCGCACCAGAGCCGTCTGCTGGCTGGCAGAACCGTGCTGCTGCGCTGGCTGACTGCGAGAAGCACATGACACGTGCGTTCGCGCATGTGCAGAAGGCCCGCGAGGCAGTGTCACTTGCGCGAGACTGTCTAATCGGCTATGATGCTACGTATGTGCATCAACTGTCCGTGCAGCTTCTCGCAATGGCGACAGATGCAATCATCTTCGAGGCGCGTCCTGCGATCAATGCAATGATCGCGCCAACGAAGGTGCGGATGGATGCCTGTGAGGCTCCCGCACACCATATCTAGTAGGCTACGGCCTACGGGATCACTAGGGCTGGTGGGTTGACAAGCCGTCAGTTTTAGTCCATAACATGGCCCAAGGAGGTAATGAATGGATGGATAATACTCGACTGTCCGCTAGACGCCAGCAGCGTCTAGAAGCATTGCGTAGTCAAGGTGTGCTGTATGATGAGGATGACCTGCAGCTTCTTCTAAATTACACATGGCGACTGCATCCGCATGGATATGTAGTAGCCAGTGGAGTTTACGAAGGTGAGCCTACAACCGTGCTAATGCACCGCGTTGTAATGCAGGCAGGTGATGTTCTTATTGACCACATCAATCGCAATGGCTTGGACAATCGCAAGGCAAACCTTCGGGTAGCTAGTTGCTCTGACAATCAACTTAACAGTGACAGATGCGACTACGCCAAGCTCGTGTATCCACGAGGCGACAGGTTTCGCTTGGTTATTCAGCGTGGGGGCGTGATTTTCGATCGAACATACGCCACACACGCCGAAGCCGTAGCTGCGGCGGAAGGTTATGACGCAGCATTCAAACGCTACAGCAAGCAGGAGACATGAATATGTCAGAGTTGGGAAGTGTCTATGAGTTTCAGACCAACATCGGTGATGCCGAGCAGCCCAAGCCGCTGCCCATCGGTGAATACCGTGGCTCCGTGCGCATCGCGGAGTTGAAGGTCAGCAAGGCCAGCGGCAATCCTATGCTCGCTGTCACTTACCACATTAGCGCGGACCAGTATCCCGCTGACTACACTGACGGCAACCCTGACGGTGAAACGCTGTCGTCGTATATCTCCCTCAAGGAGACGCCACGCAACAAGTGGATGCTCAAGAAGTTTGGTGAGATGCACGGTGTGAGCATCGCCAATCGTCTCATCGCCACTGACTTCATCGGTCAGGAAGTGATCCTCAAGATTGAGCATGAGGATTACCAGGGTATGCCTCAGGCTCGCGCGACACCTGTGCGCGCTGTCTGATTTGGCATGGCGGCGGGATTGTAAAAAATCCCGTCGCTAGTGCGCTTAGACGCTTGACGCGCTAGGCGTTCTGTGTGAGTATTCGCCTACCAACCAAGCCCCCAAGGGCTACAGCAAGGGAACACTGCAATGTCCGATACGAAGTCCAAGGCCACCAAGCCCGCCGCCGCTGGTGACAAGCCCAAGCGGGTCGTTGGCCCCAAGACCGCGTTCCTGATCTTCAAGCCCGACACTCCGCAGGAAGTGGTGGATGCTGCCAAGGAGCATATTGACACGCTCACGATGAGCGGTCAGGCCCTTGTGCGCAGCCTCAAGGGCGGCAAGCCGCGCGCCTTCCTGCAATACACTGTGCAGGTTGACGAGAAGGGCGCGGCCTGATAGGCTACAAGCCTGACGGTGGTGTGGGGCACAAAACACTGGCAGCCTTAGCTGACAGGCCCCCGCAGCGGTGTGAGTAGCGACCACGCATCACCAGGATTTGAGGCGGCAGGTAACACTGCCGCCTCTCTTTCTACCGTAAGGGTATCCTCAATGTCGCGCATTGTATCCGAGCTACGATTCATTACAGTCCCGCTGCCTGTCAAGCTAGAGTTTCGCCGTGGGCTTCGTAGTCTGCGCAGCAGTGGGCGCGCCGTAGCCGTGCGTATGCACGAGGATGACCTTGCGCTGTTGAACGATGTAGCCGCACATTACAATATCACACGCGGCGAGCTAATGCGCTGGCTGTGTGTGTATGGTGCGGCCGCGCTGCATAAGCAGAACACTGGAAAGGATGTGGATATCACGCCATGAGCGAGACGACAGAGAAGCCAAAGCTGGCCCTTGACCAGCTTGACGAGCAGCAGCGTGTGGCCGTTGAACGTGCGCTTGACAACAAGCGGCGCATCGCAGCTATCACAGGTCCGGCCGGTAGCGGCAAGACTACAATCATGCGTTTCGTGTATGAAGCACTGCAAGAAGCTGGCTACGATCCTGTCATTGTAGCGCCAACAGGCAAGGCAGCACGCCGCGTGCGTGAAGCCACAGGCTTCCCGGCCAAGACGATCCACATGCTGCTGGAATACACTGCGCCGCGAGAGATCAATCCCAAGACGGGCAAGCCGTTTGGTGACACGTTCCCTCGCCGCACACGTGAGAACCCCATCACACATGACGTGGTGCTAGCTGATGAATACGCAATGGTCAATCAGGAGTTACACCGCAACCTGCTTGATGCGTTTCCCCCAGGATGCCGTCTTGTTGCCTTTGGTGACGTGCAACAGCTTCCTCCCATTGAGAAGATACAGGCTGTTGCTGCAAAGCCGACAGCATTCCAAGACCTACTCGCTCGCTTTGACGGTGTGGTTCTCAACAAGGTTCACCGCCAAGCTGGCGACAGTGGCATTCTATCCAACGCAGAGCGTGTGCTGAAAGGCAGCAGTCCGCAGAGCAAGCCTGACTTTGAAATGATTATCACGGACCAGCCTGTAGAGGCTGTGCTTCGTGCCGTGAGCAACGATGACTTCACATCGCTGCGCAATCAGATACTCACTCCAAGCAATAAGTCATGGATCGGCACGTTCAAGCTGAACGGCACGTTGCAGACAGTGCTGATGGACGATGCGCGTGAGACAGTCGGTGTCCCTCGCCGCACGTTCCAGGGCAAGCAGTATGACCCACCTTTGCGGCTTGGTGTTGGCGACAAGGTTGTGATGACCAAAAACTGGTATGACCTTGAATGCCTGGACGGCACGTTCGGTGTGTTCAATGGTGAGGTCGGCACTGTCATTGAAATCAGCGACTTGCATGAAGTGGTCGTTGATTTCGAGGATCGCATCTGCCGCATCCCACCCGCCATGCAGGTTGTGTGGAGCAGCAAGGTAATGGTGGTGTATCCCCAGGCTGACCTGCAACTGGCATACACGCTGACTACGCACAAGGCGCAGGGTAGTGAGTATGAGCATGTCATCTACGTCATCAACAAGTCTGTGCAGCAGATGCTGAACCGCAAGAACCTCTACACGGCTATCACCCGTGCGAGGCGCAAGGTGACGTTGATTGCCGACATGCGCTCACTATCGTTGGCAGTGACAACCAAGGAACCAAGGGTGTTCGGGGAATGAAGTTTGCAATGCTGATCCTGCTGCTTGGACTGCTCGAATGGGCAGTTGTGGGCGCCGTCCTATACGCACTGTGGCAGCTTGCATCGCTGCTGATTGGAGCATTGTAATGCCAAAGCGTCTTATCCTGTTCAACGGTCCCCCACGCAGCGGCAAGGATACCGCAGCATCACATATTTACAAGAGCACGCACGGCGCGATCATGTTCAAAATGTCCGCACCGCTAAAGCAGGGCGTGCGTGCCTTCTTTGATCTGACGGACGCAGAAGTGCGTGAGCTAGAAGCGACGAAAGACACGCCCTCACCACTGCTGTTCAACTACAGCTACCGTGATGTGCAGATTAGCCTGTCCGAGCATTGGGCCAAAGAGTTCTTTGGCTTCCATGTGTTCGGCAAGCTTGCTGCGCGCAAGTTGCGGCGCGCAGTCAGCAACGTATTCATCTGCTCCGATAGCGGCTTCGACTACGAAGCCAAGCCGCTGATTGACTACATTGGTCCGGCGAACACACTGCTTGTGCGGCTGCACCGTGCGGGCAAGACGTTTGACAAGGACAGCCGCGGTCACATCACATTCGGCCCGGATGCTGGTGTGACAGAAGTGGATATGTTCAACAACGGCAGCGTTCGAGACTTCGAGCGTGGCCTGGACGCGGTGGTGGGATCATGGCTACAACAATCGGACAACTGAACAGGGAGTTTGCGCAACGTGCATCGGCTGCGGGACTGTCTGTGGACTGCCTTGCTGACGGTGATTGCAATGCTGCCCTCGCCATCGTAGGCGAAGCACCCGGACCTCGTGAAGTGGAGCTACGCGCTCCACTTGTAGGCGGCAGCGGCAAGTTTCTGTGGGAAGTGCTCGCCAAGTTTGGCATCCGCCGCCAGCACTGCTACATCACCAACGTAGTAAAGAAGCAGCTTGTGGACGATGCACAGACCAGCAAGAAGGGTGTGAGCCGCAATGAGCTATCCCACTGGAAGGCACTACTTGATTGGGAGCTATCGCAGTTGCCTAACTGCAAGCACGTGCTTGTCCTCGGGGATATTGCATTGCAGGCTGTGGTTGGCGATAGCGGTATCGAGAAGTGGCGTGGCTCGGTCGTGGGCGATGGCAAACGCAGCTTTGTCATTGCAAACAACCCCGCTCTCATCCTTCGTAAGCCAAGCTTGGAACCCATCTTCCGATTGGACATAAGCAAGCTGGACATGGTGATGCGGGGTGTTTGGAAGCCGCACGATGTGCGTGCCTTCTACGATCCGTCGCCAGACGAGGCAGTGCGCTGGTGTGACAGGATGATCCAAGAAGCGTTGCCGGTGTCCTTCGACGTGGAGGTTGTGTCCAATGAGACAGCGTGCGTCGGATTCGCCAACAATGCCCACGAAGGCATGTGCATCAACTTCCGTGGACGTGAACACAATCGTTGGTCTTTGGCTGATGAGAGCAGGGTTCGACGAAGCATTCAGCGTGTCCTCCGTCACGCGAGCGTGCGGTTGGTCGCGCAGAATGGAGGCTTCGACTGCGGATGGCTTTGGTATAAGGACCGCATCAAAGCTAGGCCGCTATGGATTGATACACTACTTGCACATCACACACTCCACCCGACGTGGCCACATAACCTTGGCTTCCTCACAGCGCAATACACTACGCATCCGTTCTACAAGGATGAGAAGGACACGTGGCGTGAGGGCGGCGATATCAGCAGCTTTTGGGAATACAACGTCAAGGATGTGTGCATCACTTGGGAGGTTGCTCGCCGGCTTGAAGCGGAGTTGAAGCAGCAGAAGATGTGGGACTTCTTCTCTGAACATGTGATGCGCTTGCAGCCACATCTTGTTGGAGCCACGGTGCTTGGTAACAAGATTGACATTGCAATGCGCAAGCAGCTACAGCACGACTTCGGCCGTGATGTGGACCGTCTGCGGGAAGAGTTTGTCGTTGCCGCACGCATTGCAGCAAATGACGAGACTATCAGCCCCAACCCGCTGTCGCCTAAGCAGCTTGCCGAGTTGTTCTTCCAGAAGCTACGGCTTGTTGGCAAGAACACTAGCACGAATGAAGAGAACCGCAATGCAATGATCGAAAGCCCACGGACACCAGAAGCCGCACGCAAGATGCTTGGCATCCTCAACGAATACAAGGAACAGCATAAGCTGCTGTCCACGTATATCGAAGCGGACATTGATCCTGACGGGCGAATGCGCAGCGACTACAAGCAGTTTGGCACACAGTTTGTGCCGGGCCGCTTGTCCAGCAGCAGCACGTTGTGGGGCAGCGGCATGAACCTACAGAACCAGCCAGAACGGCTACGAGGCATGTTCATCGCGGACAGGATACACTTCAATGAATGATCAGAAAGGTATCCGCCTAGAAGCACAGCTTACGCCCTGCAAGTGTGCAGTGTGTGAGAAGTGCCGATACGACCACGCGAACCATATGTGCATCTTTGGAGGACCGTATGCTGGCTACACCGAGCCTAAAGCGCGGTAAGGAAGAAAGTCTATGCTACGTTTACTTCGACGGTGCGCAAGCAGAAGCGCGCATCGTCGGATGGGAAGGGAAGATCAATAGCTGGAAGGAGCAGTTTGAACGTGCGAGAAAGAACCCCGGCACCTACGATGCTCACATTGCGCTTGCAAGTGAAATGTTCAAAGTGCCATATGACAGCGTTCCGACGTTTGACTACTATGATGCTGGAAACGCCACACCAGAGCATCCTATCGGAAGTCTCTCACTCCGCGGCATCAGCAAGCGATGCCGACACGGCCTTAACTACCGAATGCAAGCTGCCCGATTGGCAGCAGTCACTGGAATGTCCCTTGCACAAGCTCAACTGGCTTACGACGCTTACCATCGAGCCACGCCAGAGTTGAAGCGGTGGTGGGACACGATCATCCGCGAGGTCTATGAACACCGCGCGCTCTACACATGCCTTGGCCGACGCATGGAGTTTCTCGGCTCACGCATTGATGACAGTCTGATGGACAGCATCATTGCATTCAAGCCGCAGTCAACGCTTGGTGACTTCGTGTGCGGCGTCCAGTGGAAGTCACAAGAGGACGACAAGTGGCCTATGTATGCACGCATCCCGTTCAACAACCATGACAGCTTGACTGCCATGTGTCGAGAGCGAGACGTGCCGCATGTGGCGCACATCATGCGCAAGTATGCAGAAGCACCCCTCATCATCCACGGTGATCCGCTCATCATTCCTGCGGACTTCAAGGTATCTTATCCAGATGAGGGCGGTGTTCATCGGTGGTCCAACATGAAGAAGCTCAAGTTTGCGTAGGGAGAGATTAGAATGACGGACAAGAAGCGTGATGACTACATGCAGCGCAAGCCTGTGCAGACACGTGTGTTGCGCGTCAACAGCCAGGGGCTAGAGCGGCTGCACGCAGAACGTCGTGAATACGAACGCGGAGAACGAGTATCAGTTGCCAATGGCAGCATGAAGTCGTATCCACGTGAAGAGACGTGGACAGACTACGACTGATGGGCAAGAAGCGACGCTCGCCTAGCAGCGCCAAGGGGACACGTGGTATGCAGTCCTCTTGGCGTAGGCACATCAAGCAATCCCTGTGGATTGACCAGTGCGGCTTCTGCGCGATCTGCGGCATGGACACACCACTGCGGCATGCTACGATAGACCACATCGTGCCTGTCTCACGTGGAGGACGCAACGCACGGTCTAACCTGCGCATGGCATGTCTGCCGTGCAACATGGACCGAGGGGATGGCACATGAGCATGTTCCGTGATGCAGTGAAGGAAGGCACGTTCCTTCATCGCTATCTGCAATACATGGCTCCACTGGAAACGCCACTGGCCTATGACTTCTGGTGTGGGCTGTGGCTGCTGTCGAATGCCATTGGCCGGAGGATTGTAGTCAACCGGCCTAAGGCTCCTGTGTTCCTCAACCTTTACATGGTGCTGTGCGCAGATGCAGGAACAACACGCAAGTCAACAGCTATTCGCATGTGCGAAGCTGTATATCGAGCGGCTGGATTTGACCTGTCCGCTCTTACAGTCACAGGATCAACAACACCTGAAAAGCTTGTTGAACAGCTTGCCTTGCGATCTGGTGATGGTCGAGACGCAATGGCTGGCATCATCGTTAGTGAGTTGGTCACGTTCCTTGGTAAAGAGCAATACACCGTTGCAATGCCAGGACTACTCACAGACCTCTATGATTGTCCAACACTCCGAGACTACAGCCGACTGTCATCTGGCCCTCGCGTCATCCGCAATGCGTGCATCACCTTCGCAGCCGCTTCCACTCCTAGCTGGTTGGTGCGCGCTATCAACCCCGATGTTGTTGAAGGCGGGTTCACTAGCCGTTGCCTCTTCATCATTGAAGAGAAGCGTAAGCGACTTGTCGCTTGGCCCGAAGATGCTGGAAGCATCAGCGTGGATGAGCTTGCTAGCGACCTGCTACGTATTCGCGCACAGTCCGAGCGTTGGGCGTCCAAGGGCATATCTCTCACTGATAGCGCCAAAGCTAGGTTTGTGCGCTGGTATGAAGGACGCCGAGAGAGCGATGGCGGTGATCCATTCATTGCCAGCTTCGAGGCACGAGAGGATCATCACATCCTCCGACTAGCCGCACTGCTGGCGGCCAATGACAATAGCTGGCAGATTGACCACCACCACATGGGGCACGCGATCAAGATTATCGCGCACCACAAGCAGTCTGCTGCGGCACTGTTCGGCAGTCAGCGTGAGAGTGTGCGCCTTGTCGCTGGACTGGACAAGCTGCGGCGTGTGCTGCTTGAGGCTGGTGAGCTAGGCATCACACAAAGTGAGCTACTGTTCAAGACACGCAGCCAGATACGCACACGAGAGTTGGAATACGCGCTCAATACAATGCACGAGTTGGAAATGGTGCAGCGGTTTGAAGTGCCAACAAGTGGGCGTAAGAAAACGGTGTGGCGTGGCACAAACAAGTTGATGCTGCGCAACCTCAACCAGTTGCTACAGGAGAAGCTGACCGATGAGTAAGTATGCTGTGGTCGAAGCCATCGTTGACAAGGTTACAGACAAGGCGGCGAAGCTGCTTGTCAAGGATGACACACAGGAGCGGTGGGTGCCGCTCTCTGTGATCGAAGATGGCGATGCAGTCGAGGTAGATGAGGACTACCAAGACCTGCACATCGCCAAGTGGTTCTTAGACAAAAAGGGCATTGACTACTGAATGGGCTGAAACTGGTCCAGCCCACGCAGCGGATCAAGGTCTGTCAGTCGAATGCGCCGACCTGTCTCTGCCGACAGGTCGGCTTCTACTTCATTGATGCGAGAGAGTATCTCCGCGTTGATCCTACGCACTTCTAGTGCTTGCTCGTTTGTCAGCGTGCGCAAACGAGACGGATCAGCACGAAGCTGTGGTGAGCTATTGTAGCTGCGCAGTGTTTCCTGGGCACGACGACGCTGTTCCTGCAAGTCGTCAATCACTCGGCCAAGCCGATTGAAGCTCATTACCACGCCACGAATGTCCTCCGGGACACCAGCACGCCCTCCCCCAAACTCTGCCTCACGCAGATTGCGTTGACCACCGATGCTGCCACGATCTGCGCGCACCTGCGCTAGATTGCGGCGGATTTCGTTGATCTTCTGCTCTGCTTCACGGACTTGTTCGCCTACAGCGTCCGTGTTGCGCAGCCGCCGCTCTTGTCCCCACAATGCTGGGCCAGCGATACGTGCGGCACCAGACAGGTTCAGCGAATACTGCTCGGCGACTGCGCCAAGAGCGTCGCTTGTGCGTCCTGTCTCACGCTTAGCGAAGCCGAATGTGCGCAGCAGGTCCAGGAGCGCACTGCCGCCGAAGCCTAGTGCGGTTTCCAGCACCGTAGCTGTGTAGCGATCTACTACATCATTGTTAATCAATGTCCTCTCGAAGCCGTCAGCGTCCGGCACAGGATTGATGCGAGGTCCTGTAGCAAACGACGCAGCATTCTCGATTGTATTGCCAGTCAGCAGTCGCGCACCAGCGTCAAGGATGCCGGGCAAAGACACATCGGCACCAGCAAGCCCGATAGCTGCGCGCAGCCTGTTGCTGTTGCCATCCTCGATGAACCGATGAATGCTATCCCGCAGCGGTGCGAAGCGTTCTGTGAAAAACTGTGGGTCAGTGACGTTGAAGCCTTCCTGGATCATGCCTAGGATGCCCGAGAAGAACGGCGCAAGAGACTGCTCAACAGGAATACGAATACCCTCCTCTCCTGTCAGCCCCGGCAGGTAGAAGCGGAATGCAGCCGCAGCGTCACGGCTATCGCGCGTTAGCATATGAGCTACGGCAGACGGCTCACGGCCTTCTGCGATGGCAGCTTCATCTGCGTTGATTGCGCTCCATAGCATAGTCAACGAGAGCATCGTGCCAATGCTACCGACACGCATAGTCCACGCTACAGGCTCACGGCGCATGGCGCGATATGCTTGGTGCCCTGCTTGCACTGTAATGTTGCCGAACGGCACCGCAGACAGAATGCCCTGTGCTACACGATTACCACCATACTGTGACGGGTCGCCTGTGACAGACCGCGCAACACCAATGATGGCCCGCTCTGTCATGTCCTTGTTGCCCTTGTTCGCACGATACATGGCGCTCTGTGGCGCGTTGGCAAGCATGTCCAGCAGCTTGGCGTAGCCGTTCCAAGCACGACGTGCATACTTGCCGATGCCAACACCGCCTACACCAGCAGACTGCACCGCCATGTATTCACGCAGCGTGCGCATGTCCTTGATATCTGTCACAGACTTAGCGAAGCCGCCGTATGGCATACTTGCTGCATACTCTGGGCTGATCTGTGACAGGTTCGACAGACGCGCACCAAAGTCAGTCAACCCGCCACCTTCCGCAGCGTAGGACAAGCCCTGTGCGTGCAGACCTTCACGGCGCATACGATGCAGGTCACTGTTAGTATAATGCCTTGTGAATGCATCAGCCATCTTCTGCGCGCGTCCAGCGCCTAGTATGTCAACGAGACGCGCAGCCATGCCGCCAGACGTGATAGACCGCTGTAGGGAGCGACCAAGCACATCAGCTGTGTGATCAGATACATCACGGATGAATGCGGCAATAACTTGGGCGATGAACGTTGGATCAGCTATGCCCATAGCACGCAGATTGACCCGGCCTCCTGTATAGTGATGCACGATCTTGTCCACATAGCCTAGTCGCATATTCCTCGGTGCATTCGCCATTGCAGCGAACGTGCCCATGAACGCGCTAAGCGGTGCCTGGATGTTGCCAAGCATTGTGCCTAGTGGGCCTGTGGTAAGCTTCTGTTCCAGAATACGCGCACCGTTGATGATTGGAATAAACGCACGAGGATACGGCAGCAGCCCCGCACTGATCGTCGGATCAAGCTCAAGGATGTAACGATCCCCGTTGTAGCGAAATTTCACTGGCACCATGTTGTCAGCAGTGCGCACACCGGGGCGATCCGGCAGCACTTTGCCGATGCCAAGCATACCTCGATTGCCGAGGTTCAGTGCGGCGTTTTTGATGCTCTCGTTGCGACGAATGTAGTCTAGCGTCTGACGGATGCCATCTTCCATTGCCATTACAGGGTCTTGCGCACGGATAGAACCAGCGTATTCCTCACGCGCACGCTTCGTCAGTGGTGAGTTGTTCTCTGTGCCTTGTGTGATTGGTGTGCCAGAACCACTAGTATCCCGCTCAAGGCGAAGCTCAGCAACCAAGCGGTGCATATAGTTAGGACCAGACGCACGCATACGTGCGACCTCATCCGCAGACCAGATGCCTTGACGCTGCCCATAGTCGAGGATTGCATTGTTGATTGTGCGGTAGCGTGTCTCTAGCTGCGCAACAGCAGGATCGGCACGGCCAGCAGCAATCGCACGCTTCAAGTCAGCGTCCGTCTTATCCCACAGCGATGTGCGTTGTGCCTGTCCAGGATGGCCTGTGCGAAACTTGCCGTTGCGCAGTGCGTCAATGCGCACGTCAGTCTCATCCGCAGCGGCCATCAAGTCGTTGAACAGCCTACGCTGGTCCGGCGAAAGCTGCGCAATGTCGAATGCCATACGCTCTGGCGCTTCTGTGTGGCGACCGCCGGGCAGATTGCCTGTGCGCCAAAACTCACGCAGCACATCACTGTTGATGCTCTCATTGGAATGCGTGATGACCGTATTCACGAAGTCATCCGCATCCCTACGGCTCATCGTGCCATCACGGACAGCCTGCTCTGCACGGTTGAACAGGATTTGCTGCTGCTGGAACAGGCCAGCCTCTACCTGCTCACCAACCGCACTTGTTGGCGCAAGCGATGTAGGCGTGCCGGGCTGCACAAGGCCACCAGTATTGGCGTCATTAGCTGCGCGCTGCATACGTGCGGCGGCACGCGCACCAGCGCCAACGGACAGCACGCCAAGCCCACCGACTACGTATGGCAACCAGTCAGTCACTCGCTCTGCAACGCTACGCTCAACAGGCACTGCATCGAACGGCGTGCCTTCACCTAGCGCAGCAGCCTCCGCAGTGCCTAGCGGACGACCGCCGCCCTGTTCGCGCAAGCTGCGCTGACGTTCGGCTTCATCCGTCAGCCGCTCTACACCATAGCCGACGCCAATGCCCACACCAGCGTTGGCTGCGACGTTCGCCAGTGTGTATGGCGCTGCACCGGGCAGTGCCAACTCTGCCGCACGCAGTGCGCCCGCACCAACCGCAGCGGCAGTTGGGCTGTTCGTTACAGCAGTTGGCAACACAGCACGAGCCGCACCAGCACCAGCCGCACGCAGTGGTGTGGCTGCCCACGTCATTGGAATGAGCGCCGGAGCACCAAACTGTAGTGCAGCACGCCCAGGTTCGTTCGCAAACGTAGCTTCTGGTGCGACATTGCGGTTCAGCCAGTTGGTAGCACCTTCGCCCCAACGTCCCGCACCTTCTGCGCCGAAGAAGCCCGCAAGACGTGCTGCATCTACAGGCACAGACATGATGCCGCGCGTAATGTCACGCAGCGCAAGCGGCACATTGCGCTGAAAGAAGTTGGGGCGCACAGGCTGGTCCATGGGCACACCGTCAAACGGCGATGCCATCGGCACGTTGGCAAACGGATTGTCGCTCATTGGTTCAGCAGCCCCGGATCAATGCCATTCTGTCGCAGGATGTTCTCGACACCAGCACGCTGACGACCTTCGCGCAGCGCCTGACGTGCCTGGTTCAGCAGCGTTTGCTGCTGTGGCGTCAGCGTTGTTGGCGCAGGAGAGGGTGTAGGCTGTGCAGGTGTAGGCTGCGCTGGCGTTGGCGTCTGCGGAGTTGGCTGCGCAGTAGCTCCCGGCATTACAATGCGCCCGTCAGGGCCGAGGCTAGGCAAGCCCTGTAGCGTCTGATTGCGGCGCTCACGAAGCTGACCAATCGCCGTATCACGTTGCGCTGCCAGTCCGTCAAGCTCTCGCTGGACAGCTTCACGCTCTGCGCGTGTAGCAGCATTCTGCAACTGGCGGCGCAGCGCAGCCTCACGCTGCACAAATGCGCGCTGCACGTTGGCTTCGGCGGTCTCAAACTGCCGTTCAACAGCCGTGCGGTTGCGCAGCACTTCGCCAGGGCGCAGCACAGGATCGGCAGAACCACTGCCACCGCGTGGCTGACCAACTCGGTTCAGTCGCTCAATGTCTGCCTCGCGCCGACGACGCTCAAGCTCACGAAACTCTGGCGTGACGAGGCGATACACTTCTTCGTCACCAGACACCGCAGCGCCGCCAGGATTATTGATAGCCGCTGTGCGCAGCGCATGATTACGCTGATCCCGCAACTCTTCTGCCCTGCGTGCCATGTCCTGTTCACGCATTTCAGCAAGTGTGCGATCATGTTCCTGCATGGCGAGATTGTAGTCATCACGTGCTTGCTCACGGTCAAGCTGTGCGCCGAGGCGATAGCCGATCATCTGGTTCGCACCAGGACCAGCCATTGCCAGCGTCAATGCTTGTTCACGTGCTTCTGCTGCACGAACACCATCCGCATGGGGTGGTGTCAGCCGTCCGATGCGTGTAGGACGTGTGACTGTCAGTGAATAGGAGCCAACCATTGCAATGCTCCCTTAGAAGAACACGTTGGGGGCAACACTGCCACGCCAGTCAGCATTACCTGCTGTGCGCGATCCCCCGCCCAAGCCCCACCAGTTGTTCCGCTGGCCCTGCGTTCCTGCGCTACGCAGAAACTGCCCAAGGCTGTCAAGCGCAACAGGCATACGGCTCTCTGTGGACTGGATGCGTGGCGTGTCAACGTTCATCGCACTGCCAATGGCCTGTGGTGCCATGTTCATGCGACTGCGCAGCACACCAGCAAGGTTCTCCGCAAGCTGCGTAGGCTGATACGGCACGTCATCCGGTGCAGAGGCGCGAGAAGCCATCACATTGTATTGATTGAGGCGTGGATTGACGCGATTGGCGCGGCGCTCTTGGAACATTTCAGGAGCATCCACACGTGCCTCGGCAATCGCGGTGCGGCGATCAGCAATGCGATTGCGGCCAAGCTGCGCAAGCGTCTGCTCGCTCATCTGGCCCGTGCGCAGCCCCTGCATTCCAATGCGGCGACGCATATCGTCCGCACCAGACACCGCACGTGCGATATTGCGCTCAATCAGCGCCGCACGAAGCTCATCTGGCGTTTCACGCCCAACATTCAGCCCTGCGAGGATGCTATCAGCAACTTGTCCCTCACGACGCTGGCGAACGGCGTTGTCTTCTCGGCGCGCGCGGCTTCGTGGAGCATCCAACGCAAGGCGCAGACGCTCTTCGTTGTCACTCGCGTCAATGATGCTGCGTGTGCGCTCGCTTGGACGCTCAACCCACCCGACACCGGGGACATACTGCGTCCTGTCACCACGTGCGTTGACTGTGCCCGCTTGCGCCATCTCTTCTTGCAGCATGGCGAGACGCCGTTGCTGCAAGTAGTTGCGCATTGCAATGTCATTGGACGTAGCTGCGGCGTCAGCACCAGCACGTGCGCTCATCAGGCCGCCGACTGCGCCCGCAGCCGACAGGCCAAGACCAATCAGGGGAAGAACCATTAGAACACCCCCTGACCGCCAACACCGCGGTCTGTGTTACGCACACGATCACGCTCTGCCATCGCATCTAGTGTGCCTGTGCGTGGGTTCACGGCGCCTTGTGCCACTCCACCGCGTGTTATGATATCACCCAGGTCGAAGAACGTCTCACCAGACAGCCTACCTAGCACATCGCCTTCAAGTCGGTTGTTGAAGTCTTGCGTCAAACTGTTCCAGCGGTTGCGATATGTGCCGGCGTCAAAGTTGTCACCGAGCATGTAGCCACCGGCAGCTTCTTTTGCCTGATCCGCCACGCCACGAAGCTGATTGCGGTAGTCAGCCAGCACAGTGCTGCCAATGGTGTTGGCTTCGGCACGTGCAGCACGCTCTTGTTCCCCAAGACGTGCAAGTGCTGCTTCGTAGCCACGATCATCTAGGTTCCCACGGCGCCGTGCGTTGTCCAGTGAAGTCATCGCCTCACCGCGCTGGCGTGTGATGACACTCTCAATGAACGGATCGTCCATTGTGTCTGCAAACAGCGACACTTCTGCGTTCGGCTGGAACGTCTGACGGATCGCGCGCATGTTGCGGTCCCTACGTGCCGACTGCTCACGGTTCAGCGTGCTGTCAATCAGGTCATCATTGAAATACTGCCCCGGATTAGGGTCCAAGTCAGCGATCCGACCGCGTGTGTTAGTGATTGCACGCTCAATCAGACCGCTATACTGGTTCCAATCCAGCCCACGGCTTTCAATGTTGCCCCGCGCAGTGTTGCGGAAGCCTGTGATTGCGCTGTTCAGCGTGTTGTTGAACGTGTTGCGTCGGTTCTCAAGGTCACGCGCACTGCGTTCCTCTTCCCGAATGCGGTTCTGCTCACGCTCTTCACGCTTCTCACGCTCCACCTGTAGCGAGTTGTCAGGCGGAGCGGAGCTACGACCTCCACCAAAGCTCATTGACCTGTCTCCTTGCGAAGAATGACGCCCCAATCCTTGTAGCCAAGCTTGCGGTATGCCCGACAAGCCTTCTGCACATCAGACGGAGCACTCACACCGAACATGACGCTATGCGCGCCGTTGTCTATCGCCCACCGCTCACCCGCACGGACAAGTCCTGCAAATGCGAGAGTGTTGCGATACGCTGGCTTCACATAGAGAGCCAGGTCAATGGCTGTATTGCCAGGAGTGAAGATGTATGGCATGAGCGACATGCACACAAAGCCAACGACACCTGCTTTGTTGTGGTTCGCCACGAATGCTTGGATGCTAACACCTGTCACGTGCTGATCAATGAAGTCGCAGACTGTCTCTTCGCTGAACGTCAGATGCGAGTATCGGCTTTCTGCGTGCATCTGTTCGCACAGTTGCATCACTTGGTTGCGATCATCGCGTGCGTAGCGTCGAATACGTATCATCTGCGGCCTCCGGCCGATTATATCCTATTGGGATAGGCTGTCAAGAGAAAAGTTAGTCCCGCCGTTCCTTGACAGTATCCGTCAGACGATCAACTGCGTGCTCTACGTCTTTCACCGCCACGATCATCTCACGGCTGATCTTGAGAAGCTCCGCATCCTTGGTGTCAATGCGCACAAGCAGCCCATTGACAAACTTCGCCATTGCCCCATAACCCGCGACAAGGATCAACACGATTAGTGGGCTGCTTTCGATGATACGCACAAGCACCGTAGGCATATTAGCTCCTTCCATTGTAATGCTCCTACAGCCGCGGTTTCATTGCGCTGACATGAAGTGTCCCGTTGCCTACCGTGATGCTACCGCCGCTGATGTTCTGCGCAGTCACGCGGACTTGGTTCGTAGAACCTGTGCCACCTTGCGATGCGTGGAACACAACACCACCGTTCTGGAAGCCACTGTCCTTGTCATGACCAACACGCAGCAGATCGCCACCACGCACGCCGGCGAGCGTCACATCAATCTGCGCAATGGCACCGGCAGTCAGCGCGGGGACGTTCCATGTAACCTCCGTGCGAAGCTCACGCTCACCCCACAGACGATCTGCGCCGAACAGCACACGCGGAGCATATGCGTTGTTGGTGTAAATGCGGAACCCACGCAGCCGGTTGTTGGTTGGCGTCACGCTATCGCCGCCCCGCACACCAATGACACCAAAGCGCGCATTCGGATGGAACGTGACGCGCTGTAGCCTGTTCAGCGGCTCGCCACCCGTTGTCTCGTCCAAGTTGGCGCTCATTTCCCACCAGTATGCGGTGCCAGCAGGGTTCCAGTTGACGTTCGCGTTGGACAGATACAGCGGCACTGTGTCTTGCAGCAGGTTCTCCGCAGCGTCAAACTGCATCAGCACGGGACGCATGTTGTCACCGTCCACTGCAAGGTAGAAGTCCTTGCAGATGGAGCAGTCAACGACATACGCTAGCGCACGGCTGGTTGGCAACTGCACGTGGCCAGGTTGCAGTCCGATGGACGATAGCCCACCGAAGCAGAAGCCATTGAGCGTTGTCGGCGGTCCAGTAGGGTTGCTAGACAGCACGCACATTTCATCGAAGCCGATGCCTGTGCTGCTTACGCGCGTGTCTTTGAACGCGCGCCTACGCACATTGCCGTCCCCAGCAAGCAGTCGCATAGCGTTCTGCGCGGCAATGGCTTGGTGCATGGGAGTGACTGTGCCGCCCGCACGTGTGGCTGTGCTGCGGTATGCTACCTCGGATCCTTGGTTGCCGTATGTGCCAACAAAAGCAACATTGTAATGCGCGTCACTGAACCCGGCTTCGTGAATGGCGACCTGTCGGCTGCATGCTTCCATGCGGATATCGTGTGCTTGCAGTGCACGCCCATTAGTGCCTACAAGAAACGGCACAGCTTCGACTGTTGCAGGATCACCCTGACGCTGTAGCTCGAAGCTAGGTGCATAGAACGCATGTGCGTTGTGTAGCTCGTAGCCGCCAGGGTCATTCGAGAATCGCACACCGTAGCGATTCTGTGTGGGGTTCACAGCGCTATCGTTGGCAAAGTGGCCACCAAAGTAGCGGTTCGCGTTGTTCCAGCTAGCCGCATTTGCTGCACGAACGTCTAGGCCAATGCGGTTGTTCACCAGCCGACCGAGGAAGATGTTGCTGTCCTCAAAGCCGTTGGGACCGCTGCCTAGCGTGCGCAAGCCAATAGTGAAGTTAGCGATGCGCAGCACTTCAAGCACGCAGTTATCCAGGTTCCGAGCAAGCACTCCAATCTCTGCTTCGCTGGACCAGTCAGACTGTGTGTTGCGCTGCACATGAATGCCAACATACTTCTTAAACTGCACTCGCGTCGTGCTGCTGCCGCCAATCGTCAATGCAATGCCGGTGCCGTGATACACGATGCGACCAAGCATGATGAGGCCAGCAGCGTTCTCTGGTAGGACGATGGGCGTATTGACACGCCACAGCCCTTCGGGGATCAGCGCATACCGCCCCTGCGACGCTGCGGCATTAAATAGGTTCTGCAAGCACGTTGTCGTGTCACTGACGCCAGACGCATCTGCACCAGTGAAGTCGCCCGCACTAAGCGCAGTCTCTCGCAGCTTATCGCTGATTGCTCGCGCACGCGCGCCTGTCCCCGTCTGCGTGAACGACACGCCGATCTGGTCCAACCCCGCTTGCAGCGCAGTAAGCTCGTCACGAATAATACCAAGCTGGTTGCGCATCCCGGTCTTGCTGACCGGAGCGGTAGTGATAAAGTCAGGATTGACGGCGCTTGTCATCACTACCTCCGAATAGAGCCGACTAGGAACATCAGGTGCATGGCTACGAAGGCAATGTAGCTATCGCTGCTTCCTTCTACGCGCAGACGCATACGCTCAAACTTCTGTGGCCAAGCGTATAGCTGGCTGTTGTTTGCCGGACGCACTGCAATGTTCGTGCCGACTGGTTCACTGGTCATCTGAAACGTCATCTGCATTTCAGGCGAAGAGAAGTCGTCAATGAACATCTGCAGTGTGAAGTTGCCAGCACCTTCTGCTGTTACGCCAATGTATTTGGACACCTTCACACGCCCTGTCTGACGCATATCAGTCCAGGGCAGCGCAAATGCGTATGGGATTGGCGTGCCTACAGCGTTCGACAACTCTTCCCAACCAAGGTTGTCATCCCAAGGCTGCCCACTGTCCCAGTTTTGCAGACCACCGATGGCGTAGTCGTTATAAAGCGGGTTATACTGGTTGTGGTAGAAGTAAACCTTCAACCCCGCTGCAAGGAAGATACGCCCCTCTGTCGTGCGTGTGCCGCAGCGATACGCCATCTGGTCAAACCGCGTCCATGCGCGGAACCGCTGCGAGCGATCAAAGCAATACACAAACACATTGTTATCCGTTATCGGCGTTACCGTATCCGACTTAGGGATGAAGAACAGGATGTGCTGCGCAATGCGGTCATGCACAGCGAACACATGCTGCTCTAGCTGCGCAGGGGTGAACGGCTGCATCGCTGCTTGGATATCTGTGCCAATCAGCGTGCTCTCGCGCACAGGAGACAATGTAGCTGTAATCAGCGCACGCTGCACCGACGCCATGCCCGCTTGGTCAAGGAATAGAATGTCATCACCAAGCGGCACAATGCACCGATGGCTGATGCTGCCGTGGTTCTCAATCACGTCCTCGACACGCGGCACATGCTTGTTGGCGCTGTCGTAGTTACCAAGCTGGATAGCCAGCAGCGTCTCCGCGAAGGACACGATTAACCTATCACGGAAGCTGCCAAGCCCCGTGATATCAGGGCTGCCACGGTTGACGTAAGTATTGGTGACGAAGTTGACTGCATCATTGTCAATACCGGGATCACCAACAAATGTGCCCGCCGTGCCCTTCATTCCAATGAATAGCGTAGTGCGATCCGCAGCTAGCGCAGGCGGACCAACTACCGCCGGTGTGGATGCGAGGACTAGATAGTTGTTGTGCGTCACACAATACTTCGCACGTGGCACATTGACGTTGCTACCTGTGCCAGCGTCAGCAAGGTAGTTAACTGTGTATGCTGCATCCATGATGAGCGGCTTGTCCACGCCATTGCAGATGACGAGGCTACCTGCAAACTGCGCGAAGCTTACAAACGTCAGCCCTGTGGACCAGCCAGGAGGCGATCCAGGTCGGCTGTTTGCAATAGTCGTGTTCCATCGCATCGTGACAACGCCAGATGCGTTAATGCTCACAATGCGCCCATCCTTGGCGACCGCAATCAGCGCGGTGTTGAAGTATTCCAGCGCGATGATTTCATCCATCAGGCCAGTCACGTCAGCGAACAGCGACGTGCCATACCGCAGACGCAGCCGACCGTTCGTGTCTGGATACACGTTGCGTGCTTCTGTCAGGTAGCGAGAGCTAAGGTTCAGCGGTGTGTCAAACGTGTTCAGCCCACCGCGAAACTCACGAGCCTCGCTGACCTGCATTGCATTGACAGCGGGTAGCCGCTGCGAGAGGATGCCTCGCCTCATCGCCAATCCTCAAGCCACTCTGTCTGTCCAATAGGACTTGTCATGCGTGGATCAAGCTGGATCACTGCATTGTCGTGATTACGCTGCAACTGCTTGAGGCGAGCCTCAAACGCTGTCTGCAAGGACGCAACCTGCGCAGGGTTCGTGCCATCGTCAGCCGCATACTTGTATGCCGCACCGTTGACTAGACATGTCACATCGAACGGGACAACAACGCTAGGGTCAGTGAAGATATCCGCAGGGTCTAGCCGCACACGAATGCGCAGCGGACGGTCGGTTGTCGTCACTGCGTTGCGCGGCCAGATGCGGAAGATGTTGCCGGTGTCATCGCTGACATACAGCGGCTCAACGTAGCGTGGATTGGTGTCAGTCAACCTATACGGGTTGATATCCTGCGACACAATCGGCAGCGGCAGGTTGTTGCTGCCAATGAAGATGTGCTGCACATCGTGCCATCCGCCGCGTGCGCCCACAATCGGCTGCGTGATCTGCCCTGTTGTGCCATCAAGCTGCCGCGTTTCCCAACGCATCAGATGATCCCACCAGCGTTGCTCGCGGACCATCTCATACGCCTCTTCAAGCATCAATGCAATGGCATCCTCTGCATATAGCTGTGTGCCCTGTCCGCTGACCATGCGCAGCCGCACAGTCGTCTTACGGATCAGGTCAGTCAAGGTATTGAATGCCACTACGCCTAACTCCTTGCACAAAAGGACACGCCACTGTTGTCAATGGCGTGCCAAGTTTCGCTACAGCAAGGGCTGCACGTTAGGCAAACTGCCTCGCACCGTGCAGGTTCGAGTTGTCGGCGATATACCGCACCTCGAACGTATTGACGCCATCAGGCACTACCACCACAGGCAGATACGTCCCGCGAGTGTCAGCGTTGGTGGCGGAAGGTGTGAGGTTCGCCGCAAGACCAGCAACGAATGTGCCCGCGTTCGCAGAAGGCGCACCGTTCTTGATCTCATTCACCAGCGCACGGAAGCGCCAAGGCACGCCAAGCACGTTAGTGAGACCAACGTCCACTGACACACCAGCTGTGGCAGTCCAGTCAATACGATCCACATAGCGAAACGCCTTGACACCAAGCACAGGGGTTGCGCCGCTCAGCGTGATCTGTTCGATCATGCGCTGACCAAGATAGTCACGCCCCGTGATTGTCAGGACAGATGTGGACGCGGCAGACGCAACGGCACGAATGCCGCGCCCCCATCGCGCCATCTGCGTTTCGCTGCCTGTGTAGGTGCCAGCGAGAACCGCTGTGCCACCCGCTGTCGCAATGGACTGTGCAACAAGCAGCGCCGTGTTGTTGGCGGCAGCCGGAGCACCATACTCCGCCACCACCACGTCATCCCCGTCAATACCATTGGCGTATTCCATCGCGGGAACACGCAGATTGACACGCTGCGGGAAGAACGAAGCATACCGACGCACCATGACTTACGCCTCCATCCGAAATTGGCGGCTAGCACGGCGAGTGTTCTTCTCGACATGCGCCTTGAGGTTGATGACTGTCTTGGGATCAACAGGCAGTCCAGTGTCAAGGTCAACCTCAAAGTCGCTGCCCTCGACAAGTCCAGCTTGCGCCATCTGTGCCTTCGTCTCGAACCACAGTGAATGCCCGCTAGGGAAATACACCATGTAGCTCTCTGGCACAGTGCGCGTCACAACTTCCTCAACGAAGTTGGCGCCGTGATACTCACTCTCCACATCATTCTTGTGCAGATTGCGCTTGCGCACAGTCTCGGTGATCTTGCGGTTATGGACCACTTCAATCTGGAAGCGCGGTGCCCTGTTCTCTGCCATGTCCGTCACCCCGTAGCGCCATTGCGCAGCACCGCATGGGTGCGGAAGCAGCGCCAGTTGCAGAAGTTACCCTGCCACACCACACGCTTGCCGGTGGCATCCACTGTCCAAGGCGCAGTCAAGTCCTTCACACGCATGTTCACATTCTTGAGGATGTGGGTGCGCATGTAGCTGCTGTTGATGAAGTATGCACGGTTCACACCGCAATCTTCATCAAAGATCATCGGGATGCCGTTGTGGGTGACGCCTTCAAAGCCAAGGTCATACATGCCCTTGCCCTTGTTGGACTGATCCAGATGGATCATCACCTTGTCACGCACAGCCTGACGGTAGATGCGCAGAATGTTGCGTCCAGCGATGATAACGTCAGGCTTTTCACTCTTGAGCTTGAGGTCAAGCAGCACGTCATCGAAGGCTTCTTCGATGTTCGTGGGATCAAGCGCACCAGCAAACTGATACGCCGATGTGCGCCACTGCTGTTCCAGCGCGCGGTTCAGCCCGCCAAGAACACCAGTTGTCGGATCATCCGCAATCAGCGCAGCGAGGCCAAGCGGGTCTGTGCCAGCGCCAGCACCATAGAGGTATTCGGAGAACTTCTCCTTGATGCTTGCCTCAAGCACGTCAAGCTTCGCATTGAGCAGCTTGAACAGTGCAGCTTCGCCAGTGTTCTCATCCACTTCCTGATCGGAAATGATGAGTGTGCCAGCAACGCGCGACCACCCGTAGCCAACGGTCGTAAACTCGTTGGTCTGCGCAACGGGAAGCTCGTTCATATACTGGTAGGACGTGATGTTGGGGTTGCGCCCAACAGTCAGCGGATTGGTGATGTTCGCACCACCATTCTCAAGCTCCACCTTGTCTGTCGCCATAGCCCATGCAACAAGCACGTTGGACTTGATGGACGCCATGATGAGCTTGCGACGAGACTTGTCCAGCATCGAATGGACGATTGTATCAATCGTTCCAGGCGACGCATATTGTGTGCTGATAGCCATTGTAATCCCTCACAGTTGTTCGATGTTGAGGCCAGCTTCGCGCATCGCTTCAAGCACAATGTCTCGATTGCGACGCTCGTGACCAGTAGCAGTGCCAGGACGACGCGGCACAATGGGCGCATCGCCGGTCGGAGACGGTGCAGGAACGCGAGCGTTGCTAGGACGCTGCGGCTGCTTGTTCCCGTTCTGCTGTGCCAGTGCTTGTTCCGCAAGCGACTGGTTCAGGTCATACCCATGTTGCAGCGCGTAGCTTTGCAGCATGAGTGCAGCCTCACGAAGCGTGAGGGTCTTGTCAGCATCAAGCAGGTTCATAAGCTCCTGCTGCTGACCTTGCGCCCAAGGGAAAGCGCGATACAGGTTGTTCAACTCGCGATCAACTGTCTGCGCAACTTCTGCTTCACGCGCAGCAGCTTCACGGTCTTGCTGGAACGGTGCAACAGCATCGTTCACCATCTTCTTGAGCGCGCCCATGTCCACCGACGCGCCAAGGCCATCTACTTCATACCCCATAGCCCGAAGCTCTGTCAAGACCTTTGTGGCCGCCTCGACTGGATTTTTCTTCCAGTGCGCCATAAACTGCATTGCAGTGCTGACTTCTGCGGGCTGTAGTCCAAGCTGCTGCGGAAGCACGGCAGCTTCACGGAATGCTTCAAGCTGCGCAGTCGTGCGATCAAGCTCTGTGCGCACACGCATCACTTCTGTCTGCGCATTACGCGCAGCTTCGTAGTAGCGACGCTCATTGCCCGCGCGTGCAATGACGTTGCCGTTGTTCGGATCAATCAGGTCTCCCTGATTGTTGGCAGGCAGACGACGCTGCGGCGGTGTTTGCTGCTGCGCACCTTGCCCGTTGTTGGGTCGCTGTTGCGGGCTAGGCTTACGCTCACCGCCTTCGCCAGCGTTGGCGTCAGGCTGTCCGTCAGCAGTGTTCGCCTTTGCAGTCGGTCGCTGCTGTGTGCCTTCCGCACCTTCAACGGTCGGCTCCGTAGTCTGTTGCTCATTGCTGCTCTCCTGCGGGTTGTCCGCAGTGTCAAACAGGTCGTCAATCTTGCTCTCGATACCGCTCGCGTCACGAGGTCCAGGCATTGTAATGCTCCTTTACTGTAGCGTTTCGCCGGTTGTTTGCACAGCACGCAGGACTTCCGGCAAAGCCTCTGCGATGGGAACGCCCTGCGCCATTGCACGGCCCAGGGCAATCTTTGCGGCTGGCGGCAGTGCATCAACTGCCGCAGCAATCTCTTCCACAGACACTCCCGCGCCCTGCGCGCCGGGAACACCTGCACCTGCACCAGCAGCACCGCCTTCTTGCGCACCTACATCGCTGCTGCCACGACGCTGCGATGCCTTACTCTCTTCTGCAACACGCTCTGCCCAGTTGTCAGGGAGCGTAAGCTCGTCAAATGCGTCATCGAACAGCGTCATCATAGTCTCGATAGAAGTGCCAGGTGCAAACTGTGCAGCTTGCATTAGCAAGCGTGCCATTTCTAGTGCCTGTTGCTTCTTCGCTGCGCTTGTGGGCTTCTGCGTCGAGCCGCCAACAGCGGTGCAGCGGAACATCATGCGAAGCTGTGCCGCATCGTAGTTGGTCCACTCACCGGCACGTGCTGTGCCAATAAGGCTGACGACCTCTTCCGGCGGCATGAAGCGTGCGCACAGAAAGCCAATGCCGTATAGCACATTACCAAGCGCATCCTCGATAGCATCAATCTTCTCATCCAGCCGCATTGCGGTGCTGCTGTTGTAGTTTTCGATTGCTTTGTTCGTTGTGTTGGTTTTAAACTGGACGTTGCGTAGCACATCGCTCACGCCGCTGATGCGGTCAATAGACTGCATCAGCCGCTGTGCGTCGAACAGGGGCAGCGCACGCAGCATTGCATTGGGCTTCTCAAGGATCATGTCCTTGAGTGTCTTACCCTCTGGCACCTTCACACCATGCGCAGACGGTGCAGCCCCCCTGAGCCACTTCTCTACTGTGTCACGATCAAACTCGTCATCGAACAGGACATTCTCTTTGATATCTTGCCTAGCACGACGAAACTCATCGTGGATTTCATTGATGCCATCTTGCTGGTCCAGGTAATACGTGACATTGCTGCGTGCATACGCGCCAAGCGGTGCTGTGTTGAAGTATAGCGCCCGCATCGGAAAGAAGCCCGGCAAGCCATACGGATCAGTCTCCACCCAAACAGGCCAATCCCACTTGTTGTCGGCGTAGAGGAATACACGACGTGTGATCTTGTCCCAGATGCGCCAGCACTTTGTGCGATACGCCTTCTGCAACGCCTCACGGTTCTTGTAGCCGTATTCAGACGCTTCTGCATCTGTCTTGAACAGCTTGAAGTTCTTGATATCATCCTCGCCACTCTCGCCAGCGGACAGCACATGCGTCGGCTGGTAGAGAGACTTGATGCGTCCATCTTCATCACGCTCACCGAAGCGAGCGTTTAGGTAGTCTGTCGGATAGACTTCTGCAATCGCAATCCATTGCGCATCGGAAAAGTCAGGCAACACAGCGTTGGCGTCACATACAACGTCATGCGGCGCACGATAGCGCACAAACGGTCCAGGCGGTGTGAGGATGGCAAGTGTTTCTTCCATCGCCATCAACTTGCCTTCGACTTCGCGCAGTGTCTTGCTGTCCTTGGCCTCTTCAAGCTCTTTGCCAAGCGCGTCAATCTGCTCCTGCGCGGCAATCATAGACTGCCCACGGTCCACATAACCGTATTCAAGCCAGCCGAGATTGCAAAGCTCCGCAGCAAGCACAGCTTGCTTCGCATGAACCTTGAGGTTCAGCCCAGGTGCATGAGCCATAGGCGCAAGTGCGTTGACCAAATCTTCAACCATCTGCACGAAAGGCTTACGCTCGTCGTCTGGCGTGCTAAACTCCGCTTGCGGGTTCTTCGCGTAGAGTGCGGGCATGATGGCGCGCGTGTTCGCATAGACGATGTTCTCCGTCTCGGACCACTGATTGTTGCGCCTACGCGAGAAGTAGCGGTTGCCGCTCTGGTTGTCGCGCCCACCTTCGCGGTATTCAAGCTGCGAGTGGTTGTAATAGCGGATTGCCTCATCCCACGCATCTACATGCACCTTGCGCGCAGCCATTGCAGCCGTGAGCCGACTATCCCACAGCTTGCCGTAGTGCTTACTGACGGGCACCTTGCTTGTCGGATCAATCCGATACATAGGTGCGTTAGTGTCAGCCGGAGCGATTGGTGCTTCTTCGTCAAGCATCCGCGCAATCGGCTGTGGCACGTTTTCGGTAGTATCGCTCATTGTATTGTCCTTCACGATGCGTAGCGGTGATGACGCCCATCACGCACTGCTCGGTCACTCTCATTCCAGCGTTGCAGCGTAGGAGGCAGCGCGGCACTACGAGACGCAAACCACTTGCCGACCATCGGCTGCTTTGACAGCATGTATTTCAATGCGTCCATCGCGTGGTTCTTCGCATCAACAGGCGCGTCCACAGCTTCGTCACTACGACTGCGCTTCCACCGATACGTCGCAATCTCATCACGGAACCATGTCAGCTTGTCGCTGATGAACAGCTTTGGACAACCCCATGCGTGTGTGAAGGGATTGAGCACGCTGTGTTGTGGCACAAGATACTGCTTCACCTTCACAATGCCGTTCATAATGTTGTTGTTGCCCCGCTGCATGAAGATGCCTTCCTCACGGAACATCTCTGCCACGCTCTTGCCGATGGTGCGAAGCCCTGCGTTGGTGCGCTTGAAAATCTGCGGATCAGCGTAGATATCTGGCGGTGTCTGTGCCATCCAGTTGGACGGCGGATGATGCTCACTGCGCGCAGACTTGATTTGCTCTGCTTGCCACACAATACTAGCATTCGGCTCGTAGAAGCCGTCAAGCAGGAACACACGCCCTTCACTGTCAGTCAGCCCAAGCAGGTAACAGCTAGGCGCAGTCACGCCGAAGTCGTATCCTTCGACAAGCCACTGTCGCTCCCCTTCCAAGCGAAGCTCGGCGATGTATTGACAAAGAGTGTCGTGTGGCACGACGTGGATGTTTTCGTCAAACTCCTCATATACAACTCCATCAAACGCCACCCACTTGCCCAGGAGATACCTGTCCCGCATCTTGCCACGGTAGGTGGCTTCAAGCAGCTTGATGTAATCGCCTTCGAGGTTCTGTGCGTTCTCATAGGTGCTTGCCTCAAATACATCAATGAGCGGCACAGGAAATCCGTTGACAAGCACAGGATTGCCTTCACTGTCAACTTCACAGATAAGCTCTGGATTGTGCTTGCCCATGCGCAAGTCATGCACCGGCTTCACAAGCCGCTTGAACGGCCAACCGAGAGTAGGGTTGCAAGACAGGATCATCATGCGCGGACCAGTGCGCGGCATGGTGTGATCCTCACCAGCATACGGTGTATTGCCACGCAGACGACCTAGCAGTTGCAGGAAATCCTCATGCGTGATCTGCACATCGTCAATCTGGTCGATTGCAATGAAGTCGTAGTTAGCCGACAGCAGGTTCGATGTGCTCTCGCCTGTGTCGTTGTTGACGCTGCCTTGCTGCTCGATGTAGCGGAAGTCAATAGTGGTGCCGTTCTTGAGAACGCACGTGTTCTCCTTCGTCTTGTCAAAGGACTTAATCCAGTCCTTCGGACACCACTTGATAAACTCACGACGCAGCGTGCTATTCAGCTTCGGATACGTCGCACGCGCAAGCAGCATCGTGCAGCCTGGGTAGTCAATAGCTACACGCAGCGTTTCAGCTACAAGTGCAGTAGTCTTACCGTTGGCAAAGCCTCCACCATAAAGCCGCACCTTCGCACGGCTTTGATGGAAGCGGTCAGCAGCACTACCCGCAATAAGCTTGTAGCTGTAGCTTGTCACTTGCGCGTCCTGGCGTGAATGACGAAGCCGATGTTGATGAGCGACACAATCGCACCACTGATGGCAGCAACGTCATTATGCGTGACAACACCAGCGCCAAGCAACGCACCAGCGCCCCACTGCACCAACTGCCGAACCATCGGTCCAACAAGCATTGACCAGTCCATCATGCCCTCCTACGGATACACCTTGCGGTCAAGCTCATAGTGAGGACCATCACGGAATCTACGCCAGTCACCGCCCCACACGATGGCAACACCCTCTTCCTGCGCAACTTCCTTCACCACGTATGCAATCTTGACATACAGCGGCCAGTCCCAACGGCCCTCACCGTTAACAAGAGCCATCACGTCCACAGCATGTCCTGTCAGATGCCGACTGTTCATTGTGCGAGATGCACCAGAGCGGACAAGCTGCTCTTGCCGCTCCTTGCTGCGCAGTCCTTCGATTACAATGAACGCGATCTTGGTGCGTGCCTTTCGCATGACACGTACCAAGTCAGGATGCACACCAGTCAGGTTCTTCTCACTGCGTGGGTCCATGCCGCACTCCTATCGCCGCCTACGCCGGGCTGTGATGATATAGTCCGGCTGTGTGGTTGGTACGCCTGACTGCGCTAGCGTCGGGCTAGATACAGTCGGCGCACCTGTTGTGATGTTCGTAGCTGTGAGGTTGTAAACTGTAGAAGTTGGCTGCCCGACTGTGGGCATTGTAATGCTTGGAGCACCTGTAGCAATGTCCTGCGCGGTAAGATCGAATGTTGACGCAGGCGCATCACCGAAGAAGTCCAGCCACGCAGTCTGGCTGGCTTCTTCGTCAAACCAAAATACGTCACCACCGCGCAGTCTTCGTGCGTAGTCAATATTTGGATGCTGAATTGGAAACATCAGTTGTAGCCTAGCCGTCCACTGATGCGCACGACTGGGCCTAACGTAGTTGTGGCGAGCACAATGAGCATAAGGCATGCATCAGGATGAATGAATGGGATGCCAAGCTGTGCCCAGTCAAACACCTCGATCTTGCTAGCAACAGGAACACTAAGCTGCGCACGCCGCCTTGTAGCAGAGAAGCCAAAGTTGCCTGCGATACTTGTGTTGAGGCTCAGTGTGACACTGTTCACTGCACGAATAAACCGTCCTGCATCACTTGCTTGCCGTGCTGCTTGTAGTGAAAAGAGGCGGCCAGAACGCGGCGTTGCGCCAAGTGTGATGCCACTAAGGTTGTTCGATGTGCCATCGTTGAATGTCACGTTCACTGTCGCAACTGTTGACGTAACTCCGCCGTTGGCGAAAATCTCAAGCCACCACTCAACGTCCGAGTAGTTAGCACTACCAATGCGATCTGCCGGAAGCCCAATGGTAGACAAATCTAGGCCAACAGTCTGCGATGTAGTGACAATCATAGAAAGTCCGCCCATATGCGCCATGCGATCGTGTATCTCGGCGCTGCTGGGTGACTGCGAAGCGGACATTGTCGCTTGCAGAAGGTGCAAGCGTGTTCCGCCAGGTGAAGCGGTTACAGATAGTGCGCCAGGAGTTGCTCCTGTAGTAATCACGGGTGCTGCTGGTACCGCGCCGGCAGTAGGCACACCACTTGTCAGCCAGTATGAGAAGGTTTGGCCAGGGGCAGACAGCACCACACCGCTCTTGTCAAACAAGAACGGCTGCGAGTTGTTCGTGAAGGCATCAATCAGCTGATCACGTGTAGTAATTGCCATGATGCACCTACACTGCGTCAGGGATTGTAATGCTGATGGAAGTTAGCGTGAATGTCCCGACATCCACAGCGAGCGTTGCGCTTAACGCTTGTGCTGCGAGTAATCGGCTATTCACACTGTCAACCAATGCGAAGTGCGATGCAGTGCCAGCAGACGCAACAACACCATCCGTGATGGCACTGACAATAGCACGGCGCCCATTGACTGAACCATTAGATGGACCAGTGACGGTTGGTCCTGTCTTAGAGCCAAGAGCATATGTTGATGTAGCCTCGGTGTAAGTCGTAGGCGCAGCACTACAGATGTATAGGTGCGTGGTGTCTGCTACCAACGCAGCAACACCATTGTCCAACACCCAATCATCTAGGTAGGCCGCCATTACGAAGTCACCTTCGCACGCAGCGAGGCAAGAGCTTCTTCTGCGGCACGCTGCTTCGCTTCGAGCGAGCGTACTGTAGTCGCAAGCTCATCACGTTGATTCGTCAGCATTGTGATTTCATCAGCAAGCTGCGCCTTGGAAACCACGTGTGCTTCGTTCAGCGACGCAAGCTCAAGCACATGGCTCTCACGCAGCAGACTAGCTTCGATGCGTGCAGAAGCTACTGCGGCATCATGCTCGACGTTAAGCTTTGCAATACCGTCAACAACATCCTGCTTGGCACGCGCGAGGTCACTGGCGTAAGCGGCACACTGCTCATCGCACTTCGCCTTCTCACGTGCCAACTCTTCCTGCGCATCGCTGATCTGCTTGCGTAGTTGTGGCAGAGAAAGCTCCGCAGCCTCCGCAGCAGCAAACACTTCCTCAAGATGCTTGAGCATGTTGTATGGCGCAAGCATTGCCTTGACGAGCTTGCGGTTCTCCGCGCTGTTCATCACGGCCTCCGAATGAACATGGACACTGTGACAGCTACGCCAGTGCCGCCGCTTGTTTCAGGGCGCGTATAGCGTACAGCTTCGAGCACCTGCACAATGTCAGGAGACGTGATGACCAGCGGACTGCCTAGAGGATCAGTCAGTGTGCGATAGTTGACGCCATCGTTGCTGCCTGTGATTGTCACCGACGCACCACCGAACGTACCCTCAACCTGCATGCTGCGATCACCGAAGAAATCTGCGAAGGGCTGTCCCTGCTCATTGGCAGGCATATTCGCCCAGGTGATCGCTTCGGCCTTGGAGTGCAGCGTCTCCTTTGTAAAGTTGATCATGTCTGCGTTCCGTCAACAGCAGTCACAAGCTGCCAATGTGTGTTTGTGAGCCCTACAGCAATGTAGCGAGAGTTGTCCGTGCTATTGCGCACACGCTCGCCAACGAACAGAGGCGTCAGCGATCCTACAGGCCCGCTAGTGACTGTGCGGTTGATGCCAGCAAGTGTGTAATCTACTGCTGCTGTCGGATCAGCCAAGTTAGGCACTATTGCCATCATCTGCCTCCATATCAATCACAGGCGGCTCACCACGCTTGTCAACATACTCGATGCGGAATGTGTTGAGCATTTCAGCACGCAGATCAATCTGCTGCTTCGGTGTATGACCGCGTCGGTCGAGGATATCCTTCGATGCCGCGAGCGCAACCTTCTCGTCAAGGCTTTCGACTAGATCACCGATCTTCTCGGCAGCCTTGACTTCCTTCTCGGCTAGGATAGCTGCAACGTCGTTCTTAGACTGCTCCATCACAGCCGATGTGACGTATTCTTCTAGCTGCTGATACGCAGCCTGCTTACGGATGTGTGCAATCTGCTCGATAGACAGCTTGGTGGCCAGAGCAATCTCACTGTCAGACAAGCCACTAGCAGTGTAAACAAGCACTACTGCAAAGCTGTTCATCTGCTTTGTGGGCAATGGCAGGTCTAGCAGCTTACGACGTGTGCCTGTCACAAGCCGCTGCGCCTTACTGTTGCTCGGCACTTCAATGCGTGCGAAGCCATGCGACGCAGTTGGGGCAATAGCAACGCCATCGCTCACAACCAACGGTGCATTTGCGTCAGGCAGGTTGCGTGTCATTGATCGTCCGCAGCATTACTACGACGACGCCGACCAGATGTTTCAGACACACGCCTACGTGCGCGAGCGATCAAGCCTTCACGCAGTTGGCGAGAGTTCTGCATGATTTCATCTGCCGCACTACCCGGACCCATAGCAGCCGCACGCTGCATAGGCGGTAGATGTGAAATGTCCTGTGGGCCGCGTGTAGCTTGCGCAGGAGCCGCAGCAGCCGGTGCAGGAAGCGCGCGCTGTGGTGCGGGCAGTGCGAGCATGTTGCCAGGACCACCAACCTGCGGCGGTGCGGCAGGTCCAGGCAGCATACGCGCAGCATCATCACCACCACCACGCAACATGCCGCGCCCCATCATTACAATCAGCCCACGACGCAGCAAGTCCGCGGGAATGGGAATAGACACGCTACGAGCTTGCCCATTACCACTCGCTTGCAGACGTTGCACATGCTCGTCAACAGCAGCTTGGGATGGCATGTTGAACGGAGGCGGCGGGGCACGGCCAGCATATTCCTGCGTCGGTGCGGGCATTGTTCCACTACGCATAGGCACGCTCTGCTCAACAGGCTCATCTTCCTGTGCAGCTTGCTGCGGCGGCTGCTCAGGACGCGGCGGATTACCGTCAGGACGCTCATCTTCACTACTGCCACCACGCTGTGGAGCGGCTTGTGACTGCTGGCGACGCGGAGGACTAGCTCCCATCGTGCGTGTAACTGCACGCTCCATCGTCGGGTCAGGTTCCATACTCTCGCCGCGATGCAATGCAAGCATCGCACGGTTTAGGTTCTCTGCGGTGCGTGGTGCGCCAATCTGCTGCAAGAGCGCGTTTGCCGCAGCAAGTTGCTCTTGCTGCGACATACGTGCGAAGGACTGCGGATCATACGCCGCTTCGTTGTTAGCGGGCATGTTAGACGCCAGCCTTACCACCACCGCCATTGCCAGACAGGTCCGGCGGATAGACGGCAGGGGACTGATTGAACAGCATGTCAATCAGGAAGTTGTTGAGATAGTCACGCTGTGCCGCAGTTGTGTTACCACTGTTCGCTACAACAACTTCCATCTGCCGCAGACCACCAACAGGCTCGAACGGTGCAGTTGCTGTAACACGTGTGTATGTCTCACCAGCAGCAGCACCCGGCGCAGCACCATTCAGCACACGCATAGCACGCCGCATACCGCGGAAGCCGCTGCGAGAGAGTGCGAACGACGCAAGACGTTCTACACTCTCACGACCATAGCGCGTCATTGCATTGTAGTTGACTTCTGCGCCATTGCCAGGACGCGCGAGTGTCGGATCAAAGAATGCGCTGTATCCTGTTACAGCAGGCGGGCCAAAGCTCATGATCGTGCTCCTTTAGCTATGGCGGCTAAGGCGTCTAGCTGCCGTTGTGTCATTGTAGGCTGATCTTGACGCATCTGCCAACGTGCTGCGTCATATAGACCGTGCCGTCTGCGCACAAGACTTGCGGCGTTTACTAGATCACGCAGTGCTGTGCGGCTTATTGGAACGCGCGGCTGTGTTTGTGTGCGGCGCATGTTGGCAGGTTCTTTCTATATATGCAATCTAATCGGCGCTATCGCTTCCGATTATCTATCCCGCCCACCACCCTAAAGGATGCTGCGCATCTTGTCAATATGATAAATATACAACACCCACTAAAACCCCCAACCAAAACAGCCACTTAGCCGTATCCCCAAATACAGCGCAGCGGTAAAGCGCAGCGGTAAAGCGGGGCGGCTGCAACGCAGACGCCCCGCCGCTTCCATCGCCTACCCGTCTCTGTCTCTACTACTGCGGTCGTTGCACTGCACTGCACTGCACTGCAATGCA